AACATATCCCCATCCGGAGGTCAATATCTAGATGGGGATATGAATCTAGTGCAACTTGCGTTGGAGTGCCAACATCTTATCGAGCGACTCTTTGTGGTCTGGGTGTGTGGCGTTCCAGTATGGGTGGTCAGTGTTGTTCATGATATCAGAGATTTGGCCCCTGATTTCATCCGGCGTATCAACACGGGTCTCATTGGCAGGCACTAAATTGCGACCTTCACCTTCAAATTTACTGGCTAACGAATGCATCCATTTGGTGAAATTAGAGTCCATTTGCCCTGATTCCATGGCATCCACAACAGCTTCGGGAGCACCAGTTGCCTTCGCTATTTTCACAGCAATTTGGCTGTTCTGGTCATACGCATGGCCCCAATCGGCTTTCAAGGTTGCTACATTGGCTTTTTGGGCTTCCTTCATTGCGGAACTAGACGCTAAATCCTGTTCCATCATTGTTTTAGCCATACGTGAAGCCTGAGCTTTTGTAAGGTTATTGGAAAGTGCCAATTCTTTAAAAGCTTTGAATTTATCTTCGTTGGGAGTGTATCCCTCAACAGAATCAAACTCATACCCTTCTATGTTGTCCGGTCTGCCCAACGTTCGGAAAAATTCAGTGCTTTGCTCGTCGTTAGTGAAATCAGGCTTTAACATGACCCCCTCAACGTCAACTATTTTTTGTCTGAATTCTTGCATTTGAGTGTCCCCAGCGTCTGTTCCAGGGATACGTATGCTTTGTCCTTGGTATGCTTTAAGGTCTGTAAACGCTTTGCCCAAAGTTTCCACATCTTTGAAATCAGCAAGTGCTGGCACTTCCTTGAAAGATTCCGGCAGGATGGCTTGCGTTGCTGCATTTTCTTGGCCTTCGCCATTGTTTTCTTCACTCATATTTACTTTCTCTGATATCCATTAAAAATAAGACAACGCTACGTTGCCCTTCGTTAAATGCGGTCGTATATGGGTCACCCCTCACATGAGAAACCCTGTCCGCAAATTCTTTGCTTAGAAGCTCGAATGCTTTGTCGCCATCAGGGCCTGAAAAGGCCCTTTTTATGATAATTGCATCCTTTTCAGCTTCTTCTCTTATTTCTTCTACTGTGTTCATCCAACAATTCCCTGAGGTCCGCCCATTGCTTGCGCTCCGCCTATGGCTTGCGCCGCTTCACCGCCTGTTTTGGCATTTTCAAGTGCCATTTGTTGCTGTTGCTGTTGCTGTTTCTGCGCCCGTTCTTCGTCGATAACCTTCTGATCACGAGTCAAACGAGTAGGTACTCCTGCCAAGGCTCCTGTTTCACGTGCAATAGCATCCCAATCCGGAATATCCAACACTTGAGGATTTATTTCCGCCTGTTGCATTAGGGTTCCCGCCCATCTGTCAATCGCCTGAATCAAATCGTCACGTTGAGCACGTGGCATTGGCCCAGTGTATTCGATATCCATCTCGGCGTCCGAATTCAACACAACCTCTGGGACCTCTGAAAATTGCCCTGCTCGCAATAGAATTTTAAATGTTCTGCTCAAACAGGGGTCTAAAAAGTCCGTTTGTATGCGTCCCGAAGTGGGGCCCATTAATTTCAACACCATGTCGGCTCTGGCATTTACTTCCGTTGCCGTCATTGCAGGGGACTCTTTCAATTCCAATTGGTCTACGTAAAACGCTGACCGTATTGCTGCTTGCAGTCTCTCTGTTTTTAATTCCCCGACATCAAACCGTGCCTTGGATTCGAATGGAACTACATCGTTTACGTCTTTTACTACAGTCACACCGCTACGACGTAAATCGAGGTCAGACATCAGACCCCTTGACGTAGTTAGAATAGCGGGGTCAATCACCTTACCTAACGCTTCTAGCGTATCTTCAGTAATTTGATTCAGGGTCAAAGCGTCAGAGAGAGCTATGTGAGCAGGGCTATAGCCCCACTTTGACCCTGAAACTTTGCGCCAACGAGCAATAAATGCGGGCATATCATAATACCCACCAATTTCGCCCAATCGACTACCATCTTTTTCAATTATGTATTTATATCCGTATGGTCGTGCATTTGGTTCCAACACAGAATTGATATCTGCTTTTTTGTTTTCTGGTCGCGAATACACACATAAGACGACTTTGATTTTCTCCCTTGCGGCTTTTTCTTTATTTATGCTTATCCATTCAGGCACATTATCAAATTTATCACACACCTGTGCAGGGGTCCATTCGTATTTCCTGTAGAAGCGCAGTATGCCGTCGCCACTGTCCTCTTCAAAATAGCAGTCGACCATTGGAATTGCCGAGAAATTTATACCTTCCCATTCCAGTTCACTTTCTGCTTCTTCTGAAATGACCGCTGTTCCGAATGACGTTAAGTCTAAATAAAACTCGCTACACTCGACGTTGAAATTGCTATCCGTTAATTCCTGATACACAATATCTTCACATTCTTCTAGCCATACGCGTGCTGAATGATTTTTGTTTAGTTTTTCGTCACGGAAACGAAATTTAAACCATTTCAGCGATGGATTTGTCAATGCTGATTGCACGTTCGCCGCAAGTCTGTCACACGCTGAGATTCCTGTGGTGTCGTATACTTGACGCATATTCCGCCATTCGATACTGCTCTCTGTCATGTCGTCGTCGAAAAATTCTCCCCTGAATGGGACAAAGAATTTTTTAATTACTTCCAATGTTGAGTCCAGTGTTTTGCGCTCTGACTCTAGGCGATGGAAATTTTGCAATAAATCCATGTTGTTCATCTTGTCATACCTTTAATTGCCATCAAGTCGTTTAACGCTTGATTTGATTTTTGTATAGCACGAGGTTTCCCGTGCGATGGAATTATGTTAAATGATTGTGAATAGTAAGAACTAAATCCGTCTGCGAATGCAAGTGCTGCATAACGCATTGCATCAGCACCGTGACTCGCCCAATCGTGACAGGGGCGATCCATAAATACGCGCAATTTATCGTTGTATTCTCGTCTATAGTTGGATACGCAGTCATACCCATCGTTAGTGGTCATTCTGTTGAATTGCAACCGTGGCAAGAATGCTTTTACTGCATCGATACCTTCTTTTATAGACAATTTAGGCGATAACTCGAAGTCTATTCCGTGTTCCGATGCTATGTCGCTGTATTTCTGCGCATCTGAATATTGCCTTCTCTCTATGTCGTGCGGTGCAACGTGTGTTCCGTAGCTGTACGGTTGTTCATTTATTAGTTTACACCATTCTATCAGAGACACATTATTCTTTTCTCTGTAGTCGATGACGTTTATGGGTCCGCCAATATCTGTTTCTTGGAAAAACCAGATAGATGTTGCATCTCGAAGACCCAAGTCCCATGCAGTGTGAACGGGTTTACGCGGGTTCCACGGAAATTCACCGAGTTTCGCTTTTTTGAGTTGATCAGTATAATAGGCCCCGAATAGCCCCGCATCGAAACTGCAATAGTATTCTTGTAACGCGAGTTGGGGGTCCATGTCATCGTCTAGTTCGTCCTGATATGCTTGCTGACTAATTACAGGTTGTGTTTTCTGCTCGTCGCGATACGTATCATCGATGGTCAGTATTTCCGCATACCATCTGTTACTTGCCTTTGCGGTTTCATACAATTTATATCCGTGATTCTTTCCGCGTGGTGTGTAAATGAAAACGGCAAATCCCTCGTTCTCTGCAAGTATTGGGCGAATGAAATCCCAAGCGCGGGGATCAGCAATACTATACTCAGAAAAAACAACACCAACAGGGTTAGTACCAACAAGGGAATCGTAGTTATCACTACCAACACATTGCCAGATACTTCCGTTTTTGAATTCAATTTTCATCTCCGAGTTGTTGGTTGACTTCCGCATCTCTTTCGGGAACGCTTGGTCAATCATGCGTCTCCCTTCCTTGTCGATACCGTCCCACACAACTCGTCTTGCTTGTTGCAATGTCGGCAACATGTGCCAGTAAGTTCCTATCCGTATTTGTGATGCTATTGCTAGCATTTGCAATGATGCGGAATCTTTGCCGCAACGTCTGTGCCATACGGCACATGCTCTTGATGATGGTACTATCCCGCCCTCTGGCGTGAATATGTGTTTAAACAATGGGGATTGGTAGTGCCTCGGTGACCACAAATGGGGTAGAGGTATGTTACTCGAACTAATCATGGTCTATGGTTATCCCCATATCATCGATTCTGCTAATGTCATTGTTACCACCATTATTGCCATTACCAAAAAGATTGCCAAAGTCAATGCTGATGCTAACAGGAGCGTTCTTATTTCCAGTTTCTTTTGCATATTCCGTACTTTTGCTTATTTTGTCTAATATGTTATGGGCTGTCCCTAGCTCGGTTTTACGAGCCATATATTCATCACCGTCTGCTGTCACTAAACACTGTGGCTCTAGTCCTGTCGCCATGTCGTATAGATGTAGGTATTGTGCGTTAATAAAGTCTTTAGTAATGATATTATTTGTAAGCTGCATCGTTTGCAGGTATTCAATATATGCCGCAACAAGGGGTTCCCGCAGAAGCCGTATGCCTTTATTGGCCGGAATACCTGTTTCGGTTGCTGCTCTTCTGTGTTTATAGTCAATAATGTATTCGTGCGCGAATGCTCGTTTATTTTGCGGCAGGTCTTGGAACCCGTTTGCTTTCTGTCGTTCAACATACGTATGCAACTCCTCTGGCGAAGATATGGGTAAATCATCGTTCATGGGTCTGTTAATATTAATGTTATTGGACATGCGCCTATTTCTCTCTGATGTTTAATAAGGGCTTGTTGTAAAATGCCTGCTTGGCACTCGATGCTACACAATAAATTGTGATTCAATACTACCTCACGGTTCCTGAAGTCAATTTCATCTGGGTCGGGCGGTAACATAGGTCTAGCTATGGCTTCCATCATAACTTATTGTAACACATGTCGGGGGGTGGTGTCAATATCCCAAGATGGATATGTGTCCGATGGGTCTCCGAGGCCATGGGAGCGACTCGGGCCCGAATCCATATATATGTGGGGGGTCGGGTCCTCGGAGCGTGTCTCGGACCTCGGATACCGTGTCCGTCGAATCCGAGATGAGAGACATGGATATCGGTCGGGAGTCGATTGGATAGTA